TTATAACGTTACCGATGCTGAGGCAAATGGTGGCATAAATGGATGTGACTAATGGTTGCTCCAGAAATCTATAATGCTTTAAATCAGTGGGCTACTATGGTTGTAGCTCAAGCAAAAGCCAATTTATTAAGAGGTAAAAAGGATGCTACGTTTACGCTATCAAAGTCTATTGGTTACGAAATAGTACCTGACGGTAATTCAGAAATAGGTGCAGACGTAGAATTCTATTATGCTGACTATGGTGATTATGTGGAAGGAGGCAGAAGACCAGGCGCTAAAATGCCACCACCAAATAAATTACTAAATTGGATCAAAGTAAAACGTATACCAAGGTTTAGAGATAAAAAAGGTAAATTCATATCTTACCAATCACAATCATTTTTAATAGCTAGGTCAATAGGTAAAAAAGGTATAAAACCTTTTCCATTTATGACCGATGCCGTAGAACAAGCACAAAACGATTTATTCTATATGCTAGAAGAGGCTCTAGTACTAGCAGTAGAACAAGACATTGTAGCCATACAGCAACTTAGGGATTAACCAGAGCTTCATGGCCATACTTTCTCATAACGGTTGATTAAACATCTACGTTCAAATTAGGAGTTCCAAAAGAGCTCCTTTTTTGTGTAGGTACGATATCTCATTTTGTTGTTATAATACTATATAATTCGAAATTATGCCCACAGTATCTATATCTCAGGCCCCAGCAATCATTGTAGCAGGACAAAGTCCAATAGTTTTCTCTGTTTCCGCTTCGGCTTACCAAAGTTCTAGCTTTTACTACACTTGTAATTTACAAATTTGGACAGGAAGTGTTAATTCTTCTGGGTCAGGAACTCAATACGCACTAAGAAAGTATCCAAATGCTTCAGGCCATGGTATATTTGATCTTTCTAGATTTGTCAATAGCTCACTTACTAATTTGGCGTATCAAGCTACAAGTTCTTTAGTATATTACAAACCTACCTTTAATTATAATTTTGAAAATGGTATAAGTGGATCAGACAATGTTCAGACCACAATACTTAGAGCATTTGATGGTTATAGCATATTTCCACAAGCAATTAATTCTAGTCCAACAAGCACTACATTTTGGCCACTAATGACAGATGGTCCAGTAAGTCAATCAATAGCAATCAACGACAAAGGTTGGCTTGGAGTTTTTGTAGGAGTAACTACTGGAAATACAAACGTTGGTTATACTGGAAGTTACGCAAATGGAAGTCAGACTTTTGCAACTAAAGTTTATTCTGGATCTATATATAATACTACTTCTTCTGTAGCATGGGCGCCAATGGGGCCAGCGCAACCAGAATTTCCTTTGGCTTTAACAAATGGTGGATCAGATTTGGTAAGTTACACAATAAAATCGGCTAAAGCAGGTATTAATCAAACTATAGAGTGTGCTTACAAATACACTCCAGTAAGAATCTTATGGAAGAATAGATATGGTCAATTCGATTGGATTAATATGTGGTATAAAAATGTACAAGACTTTACAACTGAGCAGAGAGTATACCAACCTCAATTAGGTACTTGGAATAGTTCTACTTTAACTTATGATGCGTATCAAACTGCGACTCAAAGATATATTGTAGATGCTACACAAACTTTAACAGTTAATACTGAGTTTTTACCTGAATCGTATAATGAAATATTTAAACAATTATTGGTAACCGATGAAGTGTATTGGATGTACGATCAACCAAATACTTTAGTTAAACCATTAACAATAAAAACAAACAACTTAACATTTAAGACAGGGGTTAACGATAAGTTAATTCAATATACATTTACATTTGATATAGGTCAACCGTATAAATTGATAATCTAATATGAGTTTATTTACAACACAAGGATATAGGTACCAACTAGTAGCTGGAGACAATGTTATATTAGATACATTTCAGGACGAATCAATAAAGGTTAGTAACAATATTACACAATTATTTGATATTGCTGCAGTACCAGGAACTTTTACAAGAACTATTACTTTACCAGGTACGAAAAAGAATAACGAATTCTTTGAACAGTACTACGATATCTCAGTATATAGTCCAGACACATTTAACGCAAATCAAAAAGTAGCAGCTTATTTGGATTTTGGAGCTGTATTTTTAGTTAATGGTTATTTACAACTTACAAAAGTAAACGTATACGAAAATAAATTTGTAGACAGCTACGAAGTAAACGTATTTGGTGCAATTAGTAATTTCTCTGTAGAAACAAATAGACTCTATTTAACAGACTTAGATAATCTTTCTACATATAATCACACCAGTTCTTACGATGCTATTACTGGAAGTTGGGCTGGCGAGCTATTTAATGGCGATATTGTTTACCCAATGGCTGATTATGGTAAACGTTTACAATTTTCTACACAAGATTTTGTTGGTATAGACGATAACGAAGACGCCTTAACAGTATCTGACTATAAACCAGCTTTGAGATTAAAAGCTCTATGGGATGGCATATTCGATAAAGTTGGATTTACTTATACAGGTAGTTTCTTTAATGAACCTTGGTTAGACGATGTATATGTACTATTAAATAACAAAGCTAGATATCCAGAATATACTTTTGCTAATTTAGAAACATTTGGTCAAGGTAAGGTTAGTGCTATTACAGGATCTGCTGACAACTACGCTTTAACTAATAATACAATTACTAATTTCCCTTTAACTGCGGTTAATTACGATTATAATGGTTTGTTTACAGTTGGAAATCCTATAAGATACACAACACCTATTAGTTCTAGTAGATATTCTGCAAATATACAATTATCCTATAGAGTAACTAATAATGGAGCAAATACACAGTCTCAATATCCAGCTTGGTACATATACTACTATGACGATAATGGAAATCAAATAAATGCACAGACTCTTGCTACTATAAACGAATATACTGAAAGAGTAGCATTAGGTAAAACAGAAACACAAACAGAAAACTTTACTATAAACCAATTTGTTAATATTCCTAGAATTAATTCAGGCTCTGTTAATTTTAAAATACTTTACCAAGCTTACACAACAGCTGGAGGTGGTGGAATTGCTGCGACTCCTAACTTTAATGTTGTTTTAAACCCAACTTCTGGTAGAGATTTTTGTAGTTTAGAAATATCTCAAGTAAGACAAGCTGCTGATTTTAGAGTTTTAGATATTCCATCTAACATGCCTTTTGGTATAAATGGAATTAAGTTAGTAGAGTTTATTAGATCTGTACAAAAGAAGTTTAATCTAATAATATACGAAAGTAAAAGTGTGCCAAATCAGATGATTGTGGAAACTTTTAACGATTGGTATCTTCAAGGTCAAGTACAAAATTTTAATCAATACATTAACTTAGATGATAAGTTAGAATTTATACCAGCAAGTACTTTAGCGGTTAACAAAATTAACTTTACGGATAAAGATGATACAGATTATGTAGAAAAAGTATTTAAACAAACAAATAACAGAGTATATGGTCAAGCTTTCTGGTTAGATACTGGATCTTATTTTTCAGAAGGAGAATTTAAAGTAGAAACTAATTTTGCATCAGGACCAATATTTCAATTACCTTTAACAGTAGCAAGTGGATCAGCAGTAACTAGTTTAACTTGTAGATCTTATAATATTACTAACGAAACTGAATTTACTGATACGATAGAATATACAGAATGCGTTAGTGGAAATCAAGAAATAATAGGAATACCTGGTGGAAGCACTACTAGTATTTGTAGTAGAGATATTCCATTTTCTAATAGCGGTATATCAACAATTACTGAAACAGGAGATTGTAGTCCTCCAGTAACACCATCTAATTTGTCAGGCAGTTTTTTACCTGTTTCAATACCTTTGTACATAGGAGATCAAAATTACGCTCCTACTCAAGTATTTCCAAGACTAATGTTCTTTAATGGAATGGTTAGTTCTAGTCAATATTGGATTGAAGGTCAAATTAGTGCCGCCAATAGAGAGGTTGTAGCTAATAATGAATCAGTGTATCCTTATTTTGATAACTACAATGTAATTACTGGTAGTTTTCCAACATCAGGATCTAGAAGTTTATTGTTTAATAATGAACAAGCAACACTAGGTAGTACACCACAAAATAGTTTAATTGACGAATATTGGAGAACGTATTTAGAATTATTATACGATCCAAGAACTAGATTAGTAAACGCATCAGCAGTAATACCTTTTGCTGCTTATTTCAATATGCAATTAAACGATCTAGTACAATTTAGAGGTAACTATTACCACTTAAGAGCTATTAACGACTACGATCTTACCTCAGGCGAATGTATGGTTCAATTATTAGGTCCAGTAATCAGCGATGCTGTTTCTGTCCAATTGTTTGGAACCGAAAAAAAAAAGACGCCAGTTAATCTAGGAGATTTTAACTGTGACTTTAGCGAAGACTTTAATAACGGAGATTTACTATGTAGTACTTGTTGTGCTCCAAGTTTAACAGGTATTGGAATAGATGGTAGCAATTTACTAATAGATTTTAATCTTAACGTTGTTGAAAACTGTATACCTTGTTCTTATGTAAGTTTCATAAGTTCTAGTGATGGTTTTATTACCTTTAGTACACCAGATTTTACTGCGTCTTGTAGTAGTCCAGCAACTTTACCTTATAATGGATCTCAATTCGAATATATAATGAGAACTAATTGTTTGTATGGTCAGAGTAGTCCATTCAGCAGTCCAATAGGTATAACAGATTTAGCGATTGATTATGTAGTAGTTGCAGGTGGTGGTGGAGGAGGTACAGCAAATTGTGGCGGAGGCGGAGCTGGAGGTTTTATATCAG